TCTCCACTAGAGCAACTAGAGATAATTGCTAACGAATTTGGCAGCAGCATAAGCGACCTAAGCAAAGTGGCAGCAGGTCGCATTCCCTCAGAAACCCTGACACAGGTAATACCGTCTAATCTGATTCTAGAAGCGATACAAGTAGGGCTAGGGCTGTTTTGGATAGACGCTGCAACTCAGGAGTTTGTATTCGTACCGCGCCCAGACCCGGACACACTACCAGACTTCCCAGTAGGTGCAAACTACTTCACGATAGACGAATCGCTGCTAGGCGGTATTGACGTACTCGGGTCAGGTCAGGAAACGATTTACACAATAGGGAATAATCACGACACTCCAAATCACTTATGCATGACCAACATAAGCACACTCGCTAGCAGTGATGAAGTTTTCAATTCTCTAAGGGTCGAGCTTGCTTCTGACCCTGACACGTTTGTCTTGCAGGAAAATTCAGATTCGATTTCACTTTATGGAACTTACGCAAAAGACGTAAGTCTAAACACTACAAGTGTTCAGGAACTAGATCGCTGGGCTAGCTCGGTGTTTAACCAATCGCCTACTGACCTAGTACAAAACATAGAAACGCTAACACTAGACAGACAGGGCAATTTGACTGAAGCGGCTTTTCTGCTTCCAGGCACACTAATAGGCGTGGACTTCACTCAGGACACGTTAGAGATTCTAGATTATTATACTATGGTAAAAGTGAGTCACTTCATCGACTCAGACACTTGGCTAACTACACTAGACCTATGGAAAGAAGCATAAAATGAGTTATAAAGTATTCGCCAACGGCAACACGCTGCCAGCCTCAGACATAAACAATAACCTCATGCAGCAGGTCATCGCGGTCTTTGCAAGTAGTGGCGCGCGAGATGCAGCGATCACTAGCCCGGTAAATGGTCAGTTCGCTTACCTCACAGGCACTAGCCTCCTAACTAAATACGATGGCTCGGCCTGGGGTAACGCGATAGTATTCCCAGACCCCACACCTACAGTCAGCGAGCAGGGAACTTCTAGGGCTATAACTGCCGGAGATGCTAACACCTTTATCTATGCAACCGCTGCGATCACGATTACAGTAGATGACGAACTTTCTATTGGCGAGACTATAAACTTTATTCAAAACGCGGCAGGTGTAATTACTTTCGCAGCAGGCTCAGGGGTTACGCTTAACTCTAAAGATGATGCCTTAGATACAGGCGGACAGTTTGCAGGAGCAAGCATTACAAAGAAAGCGACCAACAGCTATTACCTAATCGGCGATCTCGCATGAGTCTAATCCCTTTAGGAATACTTGCGGCTAGTGGTGCTGGCGGCGGTGCTGGGGTGGCTGGTTACTTTGCAGGTGGTTTTGAAGGCTCGGATGTAGCAACAGTTGATAAGTTTTTATTCGCAGATGATTCAAGAAGCACACTTGGAACAGGTTTGTCAAACGCTAGGCGCTACTTAGGAGAAATGTCTAACTCAGGCGTTGCAGGCTATGCAACAGGCGGTAATGATGGCTCGGATGTAGCAACAGTTGATAAGTTTGCGTTTCCAGATGATTCAAGAAGCACACTTGGAACAGGTTTGTCTAGTATTAGAAGGTACCTTGCAGGAATGTCTAACCAAGGCGTTGCAGGCTATGCAACAGGCGGAGATGGTGGTTCAGTAGTTTCAACAGTAGATAAGTTTGCGTTTCCAGATGATTCAAGAAGCACACTTGGAACAGGTTTGTCTAGTGCAAGATTTACTCATGCAGGAATGTCCAACTCAGGGGTTGCAGGTTATGCGGCTGGCGGTAATGATGGCTCAACCGTAGCAACAGTTGATAAGTTTGCTTTCCCGTCTGATTCTAGAACTACGTTAGGGACGGGGTTATCTGAGGCTAGGCGAAGCCTTGCAGGAATGTCCAACTCGGGAGTAGCTGGCTATGTCGCAGGCGGTTATAACTCTGTAAGCGTTGACGTAGTAGATAAGTTCGCTTTTCCTAGCGATTCAAGAAGCACTTTAGGAACAGGGCTGTCTGCCGACAGGCGTTTTCTTGCAGGTATGTCAAATAGTGGGGTTGCTGGATACTTCGGCGGGGGTTTTGAAGGGTCTAACGTTTCAACAGTTGACAAATTCGCTTTTCCTAGCGATTCAAGAAGCACTTTAGGGACAGGGCTATCCGCCGCTAGAAGAAGTCCAGCAGGTTTCCAGAATGAAAGCGTCTAATGTATGAAGCAATAGAAGCCGCAATCGCTGAGGTGCAACAGCCTAGGTCACGCTTTCAGTTAAAGCGGTTTGTCATAGGCTCACACGCAACCACTGAGATGCAGTATTACCAAACCTGCCTAGAGTTGCAAGACATGATTTACAAGTTTCAAGTCGCTCAAATTGCAGTCAAAAAAGCGGAGCTAAAAATTATCCGACTACGCGAAGCAAAAGACGAAATGAAAGAACTTAAGGCTCAAGAGACTGAAATCGGCCTAAGGCAGACACGCCTAGCGATGATAGGCGCAGAGCGTGAGCTAAACGACCTAGTTGCCATCTTCGACAGCTTTGAAACCAAGTTTACTAGAGCAGACATAGAAGCCGCTCAACCCGACTACTGGAACGCGCGACTAACTGGAAACGCTAAGGCGATGCTTATGGGCGGTTCAAGTGTAAACGCGGCACACATAGAAGCTATGGAGCAAGCAGGCATTTTGGAAAACTTTATCGAAGAAGTAGCCCAATCAAAGAAAGAGCTAGGTCTATGAAGTATGCAACCTGGAAACTGAACTTTACTAATCCTGAGTACGGCACAGGGCCAGAGGACTCCATAACGCTACAGGGCGGAACTGCTGAAGGATCTTATGCTAATGGTGATGTAACTCAAGGCGCAGAGATTCTGGGATACTACACCGGAACGCCGACAGCACTCAGCGCCTGGTCATTCAAAAAACTAACTCAGGCTAAGGCTTTGGAGTTTGTACAAGGTATAAACCCTGAAGCTTATCTAGGAGAAGACGGCACAATACTAGTACCAATCACAGATCCCATAATCTAATGTCAGAGCAGATACCTAGAAGCAACACACAGCAGCAGTTACTACTAAAGCTAGTAGGTGACATGGCAGACGTAAAAGCCGGGTTCAAGATGCTGCAAGATCATGAAGACAGAATCAGAGAGCTAGAAAAAGCTCGCTGGAAGAACGCCTGGATTACTGCTTTCGCTTCTGCTGCACTAACCGCTTTCGCTGTTACCGTTGTTTCTCAGGTGCTAATTTGAGATACCCACTTCCTAAAGCAAGCATTACAGCACTCTATGGCGCTACAGCCAACAGGAGTACGGCACATAGGGGACTAGACTTTGGCGCAGCGACAGGCGCTTGGATTACAGCACCGGAAACAGGCACAATAGTAGTGAACACTTGGAGCGATGTTCTAGGTCACTGCTTAGTCCTACGCTTTTGGCATCAAGGCAAGGACATGCCTATGTATCTAGGCTTCGCTCACTTGAAGGTAAAGAGCAAGCATAAGGTCGGTACTAAAATCTGGGAAGGTAATAAGTGGTTCGCAGCAGTTGGGAACACTGGAAGCGCATCACGCGGTAGCCATCTTCATCTCACCTATGGAGACACTCCTAAGCACATCTTCTACGGTCAGACTTTTGACCCACTAGCCCTATTGGAAAGGTACGCAAAATGAGATTCAACCCCCAGATTAGAAAAGCAATCTACGCAGCAGTAGCCGGATTAGTGCCGCTTCTGGTAATTGCCGGGATAGTGACAGGCGAACAATCGCAGCAGATACTTAGCAGCGTCGCAGCAGCGTTGGCATTCTTCGCTTCAGTGATGGCAGTAAAGAACACCGAGGTAAACAACCCTGAGGAATACGAAGACGTAACCGAGGGAATAGAGCCTCCACACATTCCAGGTGTCTAACTTTTTAGCCTCGAGCGTTTCGCAATCGGGCGCGCTGCCTAGTATTCATTCCGCCCCAGATACCATGCTTTTCTTGATTCACAAGCGCGAACTCTAGACACAGAGACCTAACAGGGCAGACTTTGCAAAGGGTTATCGCCGACCTTAGGCTGGTATTCGGCACTCCACCTTCTGGAAACCAAGCATCAGGGTCAGAGGTTTGGCAGGCGGTTGACCCTGTCTTTCTAATGCCTTCTGCTAGTGCAGTGAGAGCTTGTTCTGAGTTCATGCCTAAACAATAACTGCAATTATGTCGCGCTGCTTTGCTATGCTCCAAAACATGATCACAGTGAATAAGACAATTGCCAAACTAGGCGGCACTTTAATCGGCACACACCCGGCAGGATCTCCTGAATGGCATGCTCAGAGATCTAACGCAATCGGCGGCAGCGACATAGCTCCAATAATGAATAAATCTCCCTGGACTAGCGCGGTGTACTTATGGGCGCAGAAGTCAGGCTTGCTATTGCCTACAGAAGGCACTATGGCTATGAAGCTAGGCAACTACTTCGAGCCTGCAATAGTCCGGCTATTCGGTGACATGCACCCACATCTCATAGTTCATACCGGAGATTACACTTACGAATCACAGAAGAACGCATCATTTCACGCTAACCCAGATGGTGTTATTGAAGATGAAGATGGCAGGTTGTACATTCTTGAAATCAAATTCTCTAGAAACGCTATGCCTATCTTGCCGGAGCATTACAGGCTTCAAGTTCTTTGGTACATGATTGTAACAGGCTTGCATAGTCCCGGTGTACTTTGCGCGGTCGCAGGAGGCGAATACAGGGAGTTTACGGTTGAGTATGACCCGATAGAGGCTCAGGCACTTATGAAGGCGGCAGAGAGCTTCCTAGAGCTTGTCAGGACAGGAGAGCAGCCAGACATAGAAGGCAGCGATTCTACTTATAGCGCAATTAGGATTCTGCACCCGGACATAGAAGACACAGAGATAGAAATAGACCCCGAGGAATACCGACTTTTGCAATCGGCACTAGAGCAAGAAAAGTTCTGGAAGCAGCAGTCAACACTTAGGAAATCGGTTATTCAAAGCAGCATGAAGGGCGCTAAATACGGTTATGTAGACGGCGAGAACGTTGTAATGTTACAAAGCAGATCTGGCGGCGCGCCTTATCTCAAAATCACAGGAGGATAAAAATGGGATTCATGGATAACTATGAGCCAGTAGCAGACCGAATAGCTAAGTTCTGGGAGAAGCACCCAAACGGCAGAATACACACAGAGATAAAGCTAATCAACGAAACTGAAATTGTCATAATGGCAAGTGTTTACACTGACCGGGAAGACATGAGGGCAGCAGCTATTGACTTCGCCCAGGAGACACGAAACTCTAGCCCAATAAACAAAACTAGCTTTATCGAGAATTGCAGCACTAGCGCAATCGGCAGGGCTTTATCAACGCTCGGGTTCTCTAGCAAAAAAGACGGTCACAGCGTTAGACCTAGCGCGGAGGAAATGCAGGCAGCATCACAGGAAGCGTTAGCAGTGTCTCTAAAGGGGTTTGAGGGTCGCGCAAGTGTCCTAGCCCTAAGTAGTGACGTTGAAGGGCTTAGAGAGCTATACAGCGACGCTAAGCTACATGGAATGCCTAAGCGATTCCTCGAGCAGATTACAGACATGGCTAAGGCAGTAGATACAAAGTGAAAGCGAAGGGGACATAGCCCACAGATAGCTATGCCCCCGGTAGTAATTCTATCTGACAGACAGGGGAATCATGGATCAGGAAACCGACTGGAAAGAGTTCACAGAACGGACTTGGCTAACGGGTTACAAACGCGGCTATGGTCATGGTCGCGAAGACATGCGAAAGCAACTTACTTTTGAGCTTTGGGACTTTAGGAAAAAGATACTTTTGACAGATACAGATCTCGCTGAAACGATAGAAATCTGCATCGACAGATTAGAAAAATTAAAATAAGATACATCTTCTATATATAGATATATATATAAGCATTATTAAAGGTTCTATATATAGACATTTAACTTAATAACTATACATAAGCATTATGTTTATATATAGCAAGAAATTACTCATCACAGAAAAGAGAATGAAATGCCACAAATCACAATTACAGGAGATGTCAATCTAATCGGCTGGGAAGGCAAGCGCCTATCTGTCTGGGAGAATTACGAAGTTCCAGGACAGCCCAAACCCTTCTCAAGACTTTGGACAGTTTGGTTTGACATGAGCCAAGTCGAACATCTTCAGGAGCAAGACTGGGTAGAGATCTCCGGAGAGCTATCAACGAAGATAGGAAAATACACACCTAAGGATTCGACAGTTGAAAAAACAGTAGTTGAGCATCATGTCCAGAACGCTCAACTAGTCCAAGTCAAGACAAAGACACAGCAGGCTTCAAACGCTGCTTCAGTTGGCGGCTTCGAGAATGCGCCCTTCTAATGTCTGACTACGAAAAAGGCATACCAACTTCTGACTACGAAAAAGGTA